CTTCGCGGGTGATGCGTTGCTCGCGAATACGTTGCTGTACTTTCACATCCCAATCGCCACCGGTTAATTCCGCTGTATTTTCAGTGGCGGTTTTCCAGTTCATTTCTTCCATGAGTTTCGCGGCTTGTGCTTCTTTCAGTGGATCGATCTGGCCGGGTGCATCGCCAATCCATTCGCTACCCAGGTACGCGGCGCGGATGGCGGGGTCTTGCAAAAAACCGGGGGCGGCAATGCGGCCTATGCTTACTGCTTCCCACATCCATGCCTCATAAATGGGCTGACAAAAATTATCGGCCAGCCAGGCGCGGCGGGCGCGAAAAAATTTCCACGCCATGAGCAGTGAGCTGCGCGCTGCGCTGTAACTTTTTGTGAAATGCATTATCAGCAATTCAAATGGCAGTTCGAGCGCCACGCCCACCTGACGCAGAATGGCTTGCACGAATGGATCAAATGCTTGGTTGGGGCGGCCGGGGTTGGCGGTGTCGAAGCTTTCGCCGGGGGCCAGATCAAGCACCGCGCCAGGGCCAAGTTTAAAATCGCTGGCAGTGCTGGCGGCGTTGCCGGTGGTAGATTGCATGGTGGCGCCCAAACCGGAATCGCCCGACTCGGTTTTTATACCAACCGTGAATAATCCAGAAACAACTGCCGCTGTTAATTCGGCATCGGTGTAATCACCCAATTGTTTTAACGCTTCGATCACCGGCGCAAGATCGGGCATGCCGCGGCTTTGGCCGATGCGTAACATGCGGTACAAATGCAGCATGTTACGCCGGCCGGTTTTAGCGCCGAATGCGGGGATGGTATCCCACTGCACATTTTTGCTGGTGCGACTCACGCTGCCGGGGTGCGCGCGCAATACGTGATAATTTCGTGGCGCACCGCTGGGCTCGCGCTCAATGCCGCCTGCTATTTTATCGTTATCGCGCTGCCAATTCGGGTTACAGATGCGGTCGGCTTCAATCAGTTGCACCGCGGTTTTGTAAACACTGTTGCGCTGATCGTTAGCATATGTGAGTAATGCAAATGCATCGCCGTTTTCCAGCGTGCTTCGAAAAATTAAATCTTGCTGGCCATAAATATTCAGCGTGCGCGCTATGTCGCAATCAGGCGACTCACTAAACATCCGGAACTCACGCTCGGTGGTGCGCTGCCATTCTTCGGCAGCTTCCGGCGTCATTTTTAAATAGCTGGCATCAATGCTCGACTTGAGCCACAACCCAGTGCCAACAACATTGGCGCATTTTGTGTTGAGCACGCCGGTAGCCAGCGGATTATTACGCACCAGATCGCGACTGCGTTCGCGCAGCAGCGGCAGATCGGGTAATAAATCGGCGTCGGCATCGTTGCTGGTGGTTTGCCAGGCAGATAATGAGCGGCGCGATTTAGATGCGCCCGCATTGGAAAACCCACCCGACATCGCCATGGCTACACGCGCCTGCTGGCGAGCGCGGCCTGCCACCGGATTAAAAAAATTGACGATGCGATCGGGCAGGTTTGGATTGCCCGCCGCTTGCACGGCAGCAGCAATCATTTCGCGGCGGTTTTGTTTGTTCATCGCGTGGGTGTAATCCCGCCCACACGAATGCCACCACGGCTCAAACGCCGCACCATGCTGTCCCAGTACGTGATCGTCTCACGAATATCACCCAGATCGGCGCGGGTAAGACTGCGGGTGCCGATGGTATACGCCTGCCCACTGGCCACGCGGTCTTCTGCGTCGAGCCATGTTTGCAGCTTGGCCTCGGCCTGCGCCTGTGTGATGCCTGCCATTATTGATTAACCCCTTTGTGCCGGTAGCCGCGGCGACGTTGTGTGCTGGCGGCTGTTTCAGTGACTTGTAAATTTATTTGGCTGTTGTTATTCCACGGTGCTGCCCAGGCGGGCGGCTGTTCCCAATCCACCGATTGCATGCTGGAGTCAATGAGCAGCGCTTGTAATGTGCCCTTGCTGTAACAGTACAAATCAAACGCTTCGTTGCGTGTGTTATTGATTTTTTCCCAGCCTTTTTCGTTGCGTACTTCGGCGGTAAGTTCTTCGTAGAACCACACGCCGAGCCAGTCCGGAAAATGCATATAACGCGGGCCAGGTGCGGCGCGTTTTAAATCGGATGACACCGCATCTTTTAACAATGTAGTGTTGAGTATCCACACCGGTACTTCGCCGCGCGCGTTGGCTTTGCGGTCGGCGCGTTTGGTGTTGTCGGGGAAACTTTTAATGACTGTTGGTTTGCGTGCGTTGGGTAATGGGCGCTCGCCTTTCACCAAAATAAAACGGGTGTGCAAACTCTTTTTACGCAACTGCCGCCAAAATTCATACGCACGTTCGGTAACGCCTTCTTTACCACCCGAGTCACAACCGGTTACCAGTATCGACATGCTGCGGCCAGAGCCATCAGCCAGCGGATAATTGCGCTTAATCACTTTATCGATAATTGTTTGCCAGTCTTCAATGTATCCGGCCGGATCCAACGGCAACGCTTCACCACCGGCGCTGCGTTGTGACACGTGAATATCAAATCGATCAATTAACCAATTTTCAAAACCGATGCCATACGCCACAACTTGCACTACAAATTTGCTGCCCTGCACGTCGATGGTTGCAATGAGGAATCGGCCGCCCTCTGGCACCATGCGCTTCGGCAAATCTTCGGCGCGTTTTTCCAGATCACCACTCGATGTTTCTGACATTAAGCGGCGCGGCAAATAGGCCGTGCCCTGGTCTACATTAGTGGTGGTTTTTAATGCTTCCTCTGTGCCGGTAACATCGTATTCACGCAGCGCGTTTAAATAGCGCTGGATAATATTTTCCCATGTTTGGTATGCAGCAGCGGCGCCCGGCATCCAGAACGATGCCATTTTTGTTTTACGACGCTCGCCCACCAGGCCGAATGTTTTGCCTTCGCGTTCGATGCGGCAACCTTCGGGCACCCAGATGTGCGCGTTGTTCATAGCGCGCTTGTGCTCTTCGTCAATCACTTCACCGCAAGCGGTGCAGATCAATCCAATCACGCCCGTAATTTGTGGGTCGGTGTGGCCGAATAAATCTTTGTTGATGTTAAAAGAAAAAGCTTCGATGCCAGGTGGCGGCATAAAGTATTCATCACAGCACGGGCACGGCATGTACAACCGGCGCCGATCACCTTGGTTATACAGCGCGAGAATGCCGCGCGTGGGTGGCGCTTCATGCGGTGTGCGCGGCTTCCATTTTGGGTCAATAATTTCGTAGCCGGGCGATGATTCGGCCATGGTCATGCCGCGGCTTAAATAGGTTTGAGTTCGTTTTTGCGCCAGAGCAAACGGTGATCCTTCTTTGTCCAAATCCTGCGGCATGCGGTCGTAGTCTGTGAGCACGACATATTTAAATTCTGAACTGGATAACTGCTTAACCGTGGGCCAGCTTATTTTTAAAACATTGCCGGCCTTAAAATATTTTTCATAAACATTGTCGTCCTGTTTACTAGCACTCAGGTGCTGGCCAATATCTGGACTGTTGCGCAACATGCGGTTGATGCGCAGTTTCGAAAAATCTTTTGCTTTGTCTTGCGAGATTTGCGTGATCATCATGTCGGATGGATCACAAGTAATCATGTATCCAGCAAAACAATCAATCAGCCCGAGCGTTTTTCCGGTACGCGCCGGGCCTGCAAATATCACCGCCTCATATTCGCGGGCGGTGAGGCAATCCATAGGCTCAATCATGTACGGCGTGAGCGTGCTATCCCATGCAACAGACCCGCCACCCGCTGCTGTCACCCGCACAAATTTGCGAGCAGCCTCGCTGACACGCATGCGCACAGGCGGACGCGCCAGCACAGAGACTGCGCGGCGAACTTCGGCAGCAGAGGCGTACATTAATCGCTTAACTCTTGCGCCAGCTGCGCGCGCACGTTGTCGCACTCAACCTCTACCAGTTGGATTACGTCAGCTGGCAAACGACATTTCATTTCTAAAATATCGGGCAGTGTTTCAATAAGTCGAACGCAGGTTTTTACAACAGCCGCCATCTCTTGTGTCACATCAGTGATCGCAATCAACTCACCGGATTCGCGCAAAAATTTTGCGCGCTCATTCTGACTGCGGTACCAATCCAAACGGTCCTTCGGTGGTAGCAAATCAGGGTCTTTAACTTCAAAAATATTGGCTGATTCACCCGCTATGATGGCCGCGGCAGCTTCCGCAATCTGATAAACATCATGTCCAGCGCGCTGTTTGCGCGACATAACACCCGCAATGTAGAGCCGCTTGGCAATAGTTTCGCGGGCAGGCCCAAATGCTTTTGTCAGTTGTGATAATGACCAGTAAAAACGGTCATCAAAATCAACTACTTGCGTCTCCTCCATCATAAGATAACATCACCGTAATGACATGCTGCCAAGACCATAGCACACCGGAAAACCCTCACAACCCGGGGTTCGAATTACCCGCGGGGGTTGCGGGTCGTAGGAGTACCTTGGACTTATAAAAATACTTTTGTTTAAAATAAATAAACACTGGCGCGTGACACAACAGTGAGCGTCCTTTGCTCACATCCTGCGCAACGTCGATCCGTGTCGCCAGGGTTGGTGCTTACGTGCTGGTTGTGGTTATACGTTAACGTGCTGTGGCGATGGCATAGGCCAAGGCTTTGCCGAACTCTTTGTTAAATGATCTGCTGATCACGCGCGCTGCTACTGCCTGAAAATTCAGGCGCTTGGTATAGCTGGGTGTGTTGGTATAGATGAATAGCAATGCAGGTCCTCCGTTGTGCAGTGCTTTGACATCCCAGATGCCGTGTACGTTACCGATAATGCCAGCGAAATATCCACCTGATGTGCGCGACCCTTTGCGTGCGCGTTGATGCACGTCGCGTTGCGCTTGCAGGCCGCTGAGTATCTTTTGTATTAATCCTTTTGATACGTTGCCATAACTATCACGCTTCACTGTACGTGATGGCACTGCGTACATGTTGGCTGGCATCATGCCCTTGCTGATGAGCAGCTTCTCAAACCCTTTGTGTCGGCGCGGACCGCCTTCAATCTCTGGCGCCAGGTACTTGCTGGCAGCCGTACCTTTGACTGCATGATCTTTGATCTTAACGATAGCTTCTAACTTGCCTGGCCGCGCCCATTGTATCCACAGCGAGTTCTGCGTGAAGCGTGTCGGGTTATTAAACACATTACGGATTTCGCGCTCTTCTGCCTCTTTAACTAAAACCGCAGTATTATTGATAGCCCACTTTGTTGCCGCCGGCACTTGTTTCTTTTTTAAATCGCTTAACGATTTAACTGCTTTGTGTATATCGGAT